CGCCCCTGTTGGGCGTCACCCTTAATGTTGAACACTTCAACAATCCAATTAGTATGTTAACGCGACACCGATCGACTATGTTCCCGTTTTCAGTGGGTGAAGTTCATTTTGAGCTTTACGCACCAATGACGGAGGACATAGTCGGTACACCGATGGCACCTTTCACTCTTACACTCCCAACGTCTTCCTCTTTAAAGGTCGACGAGAGTGTATCAGAAAAGGTTCCCGGGAAAAGACGTACTCGAGACTGGAAGAATTTCGAACACTTTAAAAGTGTTTGTAACCCTCCAGACATCGGGTATTCGATTCCCACTTACGTAAACGATGGATCTTTTGTCTATCGTGGAGTAATGAAGGACACCTATAGCGCGTACTCGCGAGAGTACAATCAAGGCGTTATAGACGGTGAACCGTACGGCGATGCTGGTAGACTTGATAAAGGTCTACCTCCATTTGTTCAGGAGGATGACGATGGGACTTCTGTAGTCTCACCGTCTGAAATTGATAAAATGAATTCACACGCCTTAGGGCGTATGCTTCCATATATCAAAGAACAGTTAAGTCTTGTCAATTCATTGATTGAATTGAAAGACTTCAAGACCCTCCCGAAAACATTTCGCGAACTTGTGCGTTTTACCCGTAACTTTGCTCGAGAATTCGAGTATCGTAAAGGTATGACGCTTCGTGAAATGCTCCGTTTAGCGGGTGATGCCTTCCTTCAGTGGAAGTTCAATATCAGTCCGCTAATATCAGACATAATGGGCATTTATCGCTCACTTGTCGGCTTAGAAGCTCGTATAAACGATCTTGTAAGTCGTGCGGGTCGACCCCAGACGAGGCATTATGCCTTTCGCTGGACAGAGTTCCCTAACGTTTCTGAAACCTCTCCACTCTATACTCCGGTCGGCGTGTACGACGATGTCGTACGCGTCGGTCCGGTGAACGGAATGAAGCAGATCAGAACCGTCAGTTATGCTCCGTCGACGTTCCATGCTGAGATTCAGTATAATTATAATTATACTAAATACCAAATCGAGCATGCTCGGTTATTGTCAACTCTAGACTCTCTTGGGATTAAAGTTAATCCCGGGATTGTCTGGAACGCAATTCCATGGTCCTTCGTTGTTGACTGGGTTCTCCGCGTTGGAGATTACCTAGACAGCTTCGAAGTTCGCAACATGGAACCGCAGATAAACATACTAAAGTACTTGTGGTCCGTGAAAAGGAGTCGCCGTATACTCGTATCGCGTGGCATCAGTGATGTCACGGCTGGCGATTGGGTGACTCCGGATCTCGGTAAACAATACTATTACCCTGCTGTTCAGCAGACATGTTACAAGCGTGTTTGTGAATTGCCGAGTAAGAGCTCGATTGAATCGAGCGGCTTGAATTCGACAGAATTCACGCTTGCCGCCGCCCTCGTGGTTTCACGAAAGCGTCGGTATCACAAACGCTTGAAATAATTCAAGCTCTGTTGGACATTATGTCCACAGCACAGCGACAGGACAGATAAGCATGCTAAGTAATACACTTAACACGAACGAGATCAAGAACTCGGCAGGGACTGAAGTTGAATTCAGTCGCCTTTCCACTGCAGACCGAAATACGGTGTTTGCGCAGATTGCGGAAACACCGTCCCTTCCACACCGTCTCACGATAAGTCATCTTGAGACTGGAAGCGGGATCAAGAAACGCCGTCGCTCCGTGGTGAGGGTCGATAAGACCACCATCTCGGGAGTTGATAGCGTTACACCGATCACCACTTCAGCTTACATTGTTGGTGACTTCCCCGTTGGGGGAGCATCCTCAAGTGCTGAAATGGCCCATGTCGTAGCAGAATTGTTGTCGTTTTGCGCCTCTTTGGGCGCCTCGACGACGATCCTGTATGACGGCACGGGTAACGGAGCTGCATCTCTCATCAACGGTGGCCTTTAAACCACCGCGATGCGAGGGAGTTCACATGCACCATTCCTGTTCTTACTGACGTTGACCTTATTGGTCGCCGGCTGTAACTTCAGGTTTAAAACGCCTACTGTTGACTTCTGGCTCGAAGGAGCTAGTGTCACCAATAGGTAAAGTTTGGGGGGCGAAGGATCGCCCCCCTCACTTTGGTGTATGTCTCGGTTCTGTCCAGCGTTATGTGGAAGGATTACTCCTCAGGTTGGTAATACACTGAATAGTCCGCAAGACCAAAGGCTGATTCGCTTACCATTTGTGGTAAGTCTCTTCCGGTTATCGAATAAGGCGTACTGTCGTAAGACAGTGCTGCTATACTCGAGAACGGTACGTTCGGTATAATTACCGGTACGTAAGTCTCTGAGTCCATTACGGGCCATGTCAGTGATTCCAACACGGGGACGTTAAATCCCTTAACCGCACGCGCTGCTGTATGAACCGGTCCATAGCTTCCGCTGACTAGCACACGTATTGCCATTCCTGGCAGTCCGCGCTTGTCACCGTTAGCAATGGTCGGTTCGTACTTTGTTCTGGGTAATTTCATATTATCCTTAACATGATGGTACTGAGTTCGTTCAGAATGGAATCACGGTGTATTGCATGCTCTAGGAGATCTACCTTATGGTAATCAATAAGAGCCTAGATGAAGTTGAAATCATCGCTGCACTACTCCGTGACGTTCAGAACGTCCACGGGGAAGTGTTCAACACTCGCAGTTGTAAATTAACCCTTGAAAAGGTTAAGAAACGTCTGCGCCACGAAGGATTGGGTTTTCTCACGAAAACCCTGCCTCGTCTGGGCAAGGCCTTTGATAAGGCTCTTGCAGGTGGACCAAACTTGAACGCTTTAGAGTTGGGGTTTGAACCCCTTCCCTTTAGTGAACTTCCGAGATTTCTCGGTGAGTTCTTCAAGCAGGTCCTCCGACCAGACGGTGCACTCCGTCGTGAACCGTGCGCGCAATCAGTCAGCATTATCCGTCAGATTTGTTACTTGTTTTACAAGTACGAACTGCCGTATACCGATGAGCAAGAACAACAAGTCGTCTCGAAGTTCGAAAGAACAGAAGACGATCTATCGATCGTTAATGCGCGGCTCCAATCCTTGGAGTCGTCCGTTAATAACTACAGACCACTGAAAGAAAGACGTGAGTCTTTCGACCAGGACGCTGTAGCGCGACGTGCTCGTAATCTTTTGGAAAGATTATTCACACGTTTTGACCCTACAGACATTTATCCTAGACACGGTCCTGGGGCTGTTGCTACCAAGCAGCAGCTTTGGGATAAGTTTCTGTGGACGAATGTCTCGAGTCGGATCACATCTGTATATCCTTTTGATGCGTATTTTTGCGCATCATTAGGGCACGTTTGTGATTCCTTTGGTAGCTTTTCTGCTATCAAAGATGTGGATCACTCGGCGCGAGTTGTACTCGTACCGAAGGACTCACGCGGGCCACGTCTAATATCTTGCGAACCCGTTGATTTTCAATGGATTCAGCAAGGTTTAGGCAGAGCCGTTGTCGAGTTGGTAGAGTCCCATCCTCTTACAAAAGAGAATGTGCACTTTACCCATCAGTATCCTAACCGGTGCGGGGCCCTACTCGGGTCCTCGAACGGCAGGTACTCTACCCTTGACCTCAATGAGGCCAGTGATAGAGTTAGTACTGAATTGGTTCGCCTACTGTTTCCTCAACGTGTTTTCACGTATTTGGAAGCTTGTAGGAGTTTATCGACAGAGCTACCTGATGGCCGGGTAATCATGCTCAAGAAGTTTGCGCCAATGGGAAGCTGTTTATGCTTCCCTATTTTGGCACTTACTGTCTGGGCTATCCTTGCCGCAGCAGCTCCTGACGAGTATACGCGAGAGCGTATACTTGTGTATGGTGATGATGTGATCGTTCCCACGGACTTTTCCGCGAACGCGATCGAACAGCTCGAATCATTTGGTTTAAAAGTAAACCGTGATAAGAGCTGCACCAGTGGACTCTTTAGAGAGTCGTGTGGCATGGATGCCTTCCAAGGCACATGTGTCACTCCTGTTCGTTTGCGAACAGTCTGGTCATCAACACCCAGCCCTGAAGTCTATTCCAGTTGGATTAGCTATGCTAATTCATTCTGGGATAAACAGTATTACCGTGTCTACAATTTAATTGTAGATCGATTGCTAGCCATTTATGGCCCAATCCCGAGCGAGGACATGCATCTTGCGTGTCCAAGCTTACGGTCAACACCCGAAGGAAGTAAGAAGTTAAGCAAACGCAGTAACAAACACTTGCAAAAGTGTGAGTATCGCGTTTGGGACTTAACTACGCCGTCGATTACTAAGGTTATGAACGGTTGGTCTATGCTACTCAGATATTTCACTGAGAGCGTAGGCCGCCCCGTTGCATACCCCGACGAACACAACCACAGCTCTAAACCCGGATTATCCGAGATTAGAGCCTTTTCGGTCAGTTCATACACGAAACGCCGCTCCAGCATGCTGGTACGACGTT